CTAAACTCTTAGAATCAGTGAAGTGGGTAGCTGAGGCACCCCTCAGAACCTACAACATGGCTCTCATGAGTATGCCATCGTGGTCTGAAATCATGCCCGTTGCAAAAGGTTTGGTCCAGACTTTGTGTGTTGCAGTAACCCTTGTGACCGCTAGCAGTGGTCTTTACACCATGTACGATCGTCTTTTCAACAAGAAGATCGAAGGGGATTATAGCAAAGCATCAGCCCGTAAGGGAAAAGGCCGTGCTAGACATACACAGAAACGCGGCAATGTTGCTAAGTTCAGGATATCTAAAGCCCTGAGTGCTCAAGGTAGCGATGTTAATATCGATGCCTACTTGAGTATAATCAAACGCAACATGTACCGTTTGAGAGTTGACGGCAAGGAGATCGGATGGTGTTTATTCATCGTGTCCAGAATCTTTGTCGTACCAAGACATTTTGACGACATTATGAAATGGTGTGAGAGTGAGAAGTGTGTTGTTGAATTTCTGAACCCGTTTACTGGAAAGGTTGTTATGAGCCTTGACTGGTTTGAGGATATGTCCTACTTCGACAATCATGAGGATGATCCAAAGCCCTATGACTACCTCTTCTTCTGCGTTCATCAATTCAGATGCAGAGAACATTCAGATATTACACAATATTTCTTGCCTGTAAATAAGCCCAAGAGTGGCGAGTTTTATCCTTCGCAGCTTGCGGTTCTTAGATCAGGCACTTTGATTTTCCAAACACCGAATGTCGAGATTGCTGGTGATTGTGAATATCCCAGCATAGACGCCACCTATAGAAGCAGATCCTTGTACTACAGTAGCGGAACACTTCGAGGCGATTGTGGTTCACCACTAGTCTCGTGTGATCCGAGGTTTGCTAGACCAACGATTCTTGGCATTCACACTGCCGGAACTGGAGACAGTTCATTTAAGAACAAGAATTGTTGTGGTGTGTTTTTATACAAAGAGGAGATAGAAGCCGTTATCAATGCTTTCGACGTTGAGCGGTTTGTGGAGAAGATACCGACTATGCAAGTCGAGTCAATAGACAATTTTAACACACTAGCTCCTATACAGCAACCCAGAATGCCTATCAAGACGAATCTCACCAGAACTGATATTTCTAAGTTTTTAGGTTGGAAGCCAACCATGAAACCAGCATACCTCTCCAGTTTCACTAATACCGAAGGTGTCGTAATTGACCCCAGAGTTAAAGCAAGAGATGGTTATTGCCACGATGAGATTTATATTGATCAGAGCATTTTGGAAGAGGTTTCCCCGCATGTAGCAAACTTGGTGCTTAAAAAACACCAGGCCGCTCCTTGGAG